GAAAACGAATTTAAGGTTGGTGTGTCACAATTAGCAACGTGCTGGTTTCCACACTTCCCAACTATGTTCTGTGACCTCACAATTTTGCATATCAGTTAACAACAATTTCACGTCATTTTCCACTTGTCCCACGGTCAAATTGTAATGGGCTGCAGTTGCAGATATAGCGGCGGACATGGGGTACCATTGTCTTACAATCACTTTTTCGTTGATACTATCACCGATTAAATTGCCTTGCTCGGTTTTACCCAACATCAACAAGTAACTCAAAGTTCTCATTCTTATGTTGTTCTCAGTCACTTCAGAAACACCATTAGTAACTTCGAACCTATGCCTCAATCTGTGCAAATCTGGCACCATAACCACTTTGTCATTGTACTTAGTAGTTAAGAAACAGCAAAATGCAGCCTCCTTATCATCCAGCCTGGCAGAGCTTACCATGTTGAAACTAGTTGCTATGTGATGGTTTAAATTGCTGATGTCCACTTTCGCAGAAAAACCGGCATTGTTGTCATCGCCTGTCATCATCACATAACACAATTCATCCAAATTGTCTGCGATAAAATCAGCGTGAGTCTGCATGTCATTATTCCAATTTCCTAGTGAAGTTGTAGCCTGGCCTGTCGGTCTCATTTCTTTGCTAAAACCCCAAGAATACGCGGACTTAAATCTCCATATCTCATGCACTGTTTGCCACAACCAAAGAACATCTGCGTGACAACCTACTGCTTCATACATAGCCAATTCAATTTGGATAATAGGTTTGTCAGTCTGACGATCTTGCTTCTCTAAGTCATTTTCAAAGAAGAATTTTACGTTTCTCTTGTTACTTAACATGCTCTGTATTTCTTCTGGAGTACAACCATCAGCATAAATAAACTTGTCATGTAATAGTAATTTCATTCTTCTTTTCACCTCTATGAATATTGGACTGAATAAAGCAGAAACAAAGTAATTTTGCCACATTATTGACCGTGGCTGTTGTTGCATCCAGCTTTGTATCACTTTTGTTTTCAGCAAAGATTCCAATTTAAGGTGGATGTTAATGTCAGAAATTGACGAATATAAGC